TGATAGAGCAAGAATGAAAGCAGAAAAGATTAGTCGTATTGTTAATGCTTATGATGAGGTACAAAAATTAGATTTACAAATGCCACAAGTAGGTAGATGGCTACCTGGTTATGGTTTTGCTGTATGGGTTATTAGAGAAAAGAAAGATGCTAATGGAACACCATATCCTATAGCTGAACTTCGTGACCCATATAACTGTTTTCCTGGTTACTTTGGTGCAGACCAACAACCAAAAGAAATGGCAATTATTCGTAGAGTTCCAAAAGAAGCATTAGCTAGAACTTATCCTGAAGCAAAAGATAAGATTATGAAAAGAGAAAAAGATGCTTACCAAACAAACATTCTTGGTGTAGGTAACGCATATGCTTCTGCTTATACAGACCAATACAATGGTTCTTGGGCTAACTCCAATGGAGATGGAGATTTAATTGCAGAATATTATAACTTAGAAGGAACTTATATTTTCCATATGACTTCAGGAACTATTCTTGATTTCATACCTAACCCACTTGATAGTGGTCCAGCATTTGTTATTGGCAAGAAATTTGCATTTGATAGATTGCAAGGACAGTATGACCAAATCATAGGTCTTATGGCTTCAATGGCAAAGATTAATGTGATGTCAATAATAGCTATGGAAGATGCAGTATTTACAGAAACAAACATTTCTGGTGAGATAGAGAGTGGACAATATCGTAAAGGTAGATTCGCTGTAAACTATTTAGCACCAGGAACACAAGTGAGCAAACCTGCATCAAATGTTCCTTATCAGATTTTTCAACAGATAGATAGAATAGAACGACAACTTCGTGTTGGTGGTTCTTATCCTGTATCTGATGACTCACAATCACCACTTAGTTTTGCAACTGGTAGAGGATTAGAAGAACTAGGTGCATCTATGTCATTAATGATTAGAGAATATCATACAGTAATGTCTGATTCTATAGAGATGATAGATGCTAAAAGATTAGAGTGGGACCAAAAGATGTATGGTAATAAATCAAAACCATTATCGGGTTATATGAATAATACTTTTTATTCTGAAACTTATAATCCTGAAACAGATATTGCTGATAGCTTTAAGACACGCAGGGTTTATGGTGCTATGGCTGGTTATGATGAACCACAAAAGATTGTTACAGGTTTACAGTTATTACAAGCTGGAATTATTGACAGACAAACTCTACAAGAGAACCTTGATGGTCTAGATAACTTAGTTAGAGTAAACGATAGAATTACAAAAGAAAAAGCTGATAGTGTATTGTTTGATACATTGTTAGCACAAGCCCAACAGGGAAACCCTAAAGCAACTATGGCTGTTGTGCAGATAAGAAAAAATCCAGATAATATGCAAAACATATTGGATAAGTTCTTCACTGCAGAAGAACCAGAAATGTCAGAAGCTGAAGAAGCATTGCTTGGTGGTGAAACCTTACCACCACAAGGTCCACCACCAGGTATTGCTCAATTACTTCAAGGTATGGGTGGATAATGTCTATTAACAGACAATTTGAAGAAATAGTTAATTTTTGTCTTGATGATGTAGATGAAAAAGGTGATGCAATAATATTTCAAGAAAGAGATGATGCAAGAATATTTCACGACCAAATGCCACCATTAGTTTTTCCTTTTGGTTATTTAATAATTAGTTCAACATTTATGTATTACGAAGATGAAGAAGAAGAGGACTATTAATGGCAAGAAGTGCATCTAATAAAGGTATAAGTAAAAATAAATTTAATGGTTCAGCTTTATCTACAGGAAGAAATCCTGGTGGTATGGTTGCAGGATTAACTGCAGGTACAACTTATGGAAAAGGTCAAGAAATAAAAGAACAAGTTGAAATAACAGGTGGTTTACCAAAAGTTGGAAATCTTCCACAAATTGAAACACAAGGACAAATAAAAAGACCTGTTCCTCAAATTGATACATTTGCAAAAACTCAAGTTGAAAGTGAACCAGTACAAGCAGGGTTACCTATTGGACCAGGTCCAGGACCAGAAGCAGGAACAAGTTACGAAATAAATCAATTTATATTTAATAGTTGGATTGAAAGCGGAGATGATTCGCTATTACAATATATAATTTGATATGGCTTATGGACTTTATTCAGACGATATCATAAACGATTTACTGCGTGTCAAGCGTGGTAATATACCAGTTCAAACAACTCCAGAGCAAGCATTAAGATTTAGTCAAATTAATCAACAGTCATATGGTATGCCTGGTCCTATGTTAGCTAGAGCAGCACAAACAAACTTAGATGACCAGTTTATTGCACAACTACAAGATAGAGTATTGCAAAGAGAAGAGAGTTCTTGGGGAAGACTTAAAAATAATATGTATAGAAAAATTGGTATATCTTCTGATATTGGTGTACCTACTTTATTACTTAAAGGTTTAACAGGTGGTTTTTTGTGGGCTTGGGAAAATACAGTTCCAAGAGCTGCAAGAGCAGGAGAATTATTACAACAAGGTAAAGTTAAAAGTTTAAAGGATGCTTGGGAAGAAGCAGATGTTGATGACCCTTTATCAAGATACATAACTGCCAGGAAACAAAATAAAGCAGTAGATATCGGAACAGGATTTCTATCTGTAACATCAGACCCAGAAAAAACTAAAACTTACCAACAATTATTAGATGAAGGTGTTAGTCCTGATATCGCTAGAGCATTTGCTTTACAACAATTAGGTAAACCTATCTTTGAAGAGTATTTTGAAGAAGCAGCAACAAAGGTACAGTTTACTGGTGAAAGAGCAAAAGCTTTATTAGAAAGAGGAGTTACACCTACTGTTACTCCTGGACGATATTTATTTAAACCATTTGAATTTATTGCTAGTCCACAAAGTGAAGCTTATGATTTTTTAACTGGTGTTGCTGATTTAGCATTGTCTTGGTATGCAGACCCTGCTAATAAAGTACTCAAAGGTGTATCTGCAGTAACAGCTAGAAGAAGTATGTTTGGTTTAGGAAAACAAAAGTCATTTGCTGCTTTAACTACAGAACAAGCAGACTCTATGGGTTTTTTAGAAAAAGGATTACAAAAAGTAGCTAGACAAAAAACTGTACAACAATATCTAGCTAGTGATGATATGAAACCATTTCTAGCTTGGATGTATGACAATAGAAACAATCCAGCAACAATTATTGAAAAGTCAAATTTTAATTTAACTAGATTGTCTGAATTTACTGGACACGGAAGTAAACAGTTCAAAAACTTTTATAATAATTTAGAAAAATTACCTAAAGGTTTAACTGATGATACTGCTAAAGCTGAAGCAGTAAGAAGAATACTAAATCCTAAAGTATTAGTAGCTGGTACAGGTGGTGAAGTTCCAAGAGCAGCTAAATCAGGTTTATTAAGAAAATCAATGAAAGAAACATTTAGTCAAGATTTAAAAAGACAATTTGGACAAATATACGATAACACACAATTAGATGTTAATAATGCTGATTACTTAGTTCAAGAATATACAAAGTATTTATCTCTAGCACAAGTAGATGAAGTTGTTAAAAATGAAAGAATTAGAGGAATATTAAAAGGATTAGATGAAGTTGGCGATAACCAATATGCAAGAGCAAACTTTATCTCTTCTGCAATTAAGAATGATTTATTAAGACAAAGAAATTTTTATATAAAAGAATTAGGTGGTGAAGCTAAATTAAGTGAAAGTCAAAGAAAATTTATTGATAAAGCTACTACTGTTACAGCAGGTTATTTAGAAGACCATTTAGAAATATCAAGGTATTACGGTTCTATGAATGTATCAATGCCAATATCATTTAAACCAGAATTTATTAAATACCATACACAAACATTAGGCTACACACAAGAGGTAGCTGAATCTTTATTTGAAGCATCTTATAGATATCCTACTTTTGAAAATCATTTAATAACAAGTATTTCTTTACCACAACCTAGTGCTGTTGTAAAAGTTACAAGACAAATGCAAGATTCATTAGGTAGTCAAGTAGGTAAAGTAATGGACTATATGGGAGAAAATGCTTTAGTTAATTTTATGGATAGTTTTTATAGTAAAGCATTTAAACCATTAGCTTTACTTAGAGTAGCTTATTTAGTAAGAGTTCAAATAGAAGAGCAAGCTAGATTAGCTGCTAGTGGTATAAACTCTCTTTATAAACACCCTATACAATATATAGCTAACTTGTTTGCAGGTACTTATAATAAAGCAGATGGTTGGTTACCAGGTAGTAATCAATTTAAATTAGGTTTAAGTAAAGCACAAATTAATCAAGGTTACACAGATAGAGTGCTTGGTAGAACTGGTGGAAAAAACTTTTCAAGAGAGTCTTGGCAATTAAAAGGTAAAGAACATCCAGAGTTTAATAATTCAGTTTATGCTGATTGGATAGGTACATTTGATGACCCATTAGCGAGAAGAATAGCATTAATAGAATCTAGCCTTACTAGCAACAAAAGCAAAGCTTATGCAACTTTAGTCAAAGAATTAAAAACAGAAGGTAATCAATTAAGAACTACTATGTTAAATATTTCTAATAATCCTTCAAATCCTAGAAAAGTATTAAATGGTAAAGGAGTAAAACCTGCTGAATACGAACAATTATTATATGATTTTATTTATACACAGAGAGCACAATTACACGATTTGCTTGGTGGAAGTGTAATAGAAAAAGCAGCACAAGGAGTTAGACCAGTTAATGAATGGGTAACAAATTTTGCTGACGATGAATTAATAAAAGCTTTTGCAATAAGAAAGTTTACTTCTAAAGGTGGTAAAGAAATTAATCTTAATTTAGCATTTGAAACTGGTATAGATGAAATAACAATTAAGAAATGGCGACAAGGAGCCTTAGCTAAAAATGTTATGAAGAATATTTCAAATCAAGTTGCAGAACAAGAAGCTAATATAAAGAAATTATTTTTAAATAAATTTGACCCTAAAAAAATATTACCTGATGAATACCAAGCTAAAGTTGCACCGCAATTAGACCCTACCTTAACTAAACGATGGGATAAAATTACAAATTTAGGATTTAAATATTTATCTGAATTACCTGCTAATCAACTTACTAGGTCACCTGCTTTCTTTAATTTTTACTACAAAATATCTAAAGATTTAATTGCAATGAGTTCTGAAAAAGTAAAACAAGCAATTATAAAAGGTGCAGCTAAAGATGGTGTTAGCAAAAAACTATTGAAAGAAATGAAAGCAACACCTTCTGCTGGTGGTGCAGGAATTAATGATTTAGAAATAATTAATAAATTAGCAGTATCAAAAGCATTAGATGAAACAAGAATACTTCTTTATGATATTTCTAAAAAAGGTGATTTTTGGGAAACAACAAGATTAATATTTCCTTTCGGTGGTGCTTATCAAGAAATATTCCAAACTTGGGGAAGACTTACAAAACAAAATCTACAGTTTTTAACTAGACCATCACAATTATCTATATCAGGTATTAAACCAAATCCTGTATATGATTCAGAAAGTAACAAAGGTTTCTTTTATCAAAATCCATCTAATGGAGAAATAGTATTTGGTTATCCTGGTTTAGAAGGTTTAGCTCAACGATGGATGTTTGGTGCAGATAATGATAATGTAAAAGTTAACTTACCTGTTTATGCAGCTTCAATAAATTTAGCTGCTTCTGTGCTCCCAGGTGTTGGACCAGTAGTTAGATTACCTGCTACTTATTTAATGGACAATTATCCAGAAGAAGGATTTGTTAATAGATTAATATTCGGAGATTTTGAACCACCTGATTTGTCAGACCCAACAGAAATAGCAAAAGCTGCAGGTTTATATCCAGCATATTTGCAAAAGTTATCTACCTTAATATTTAATAAAGATGAAAATTCTGTAGGTGCATTTGGTAATACTGTTATAGATACATATAGAGCTTTAGTATATGCAGGTATCATATCTGATTCTGAAGAAGATAGAGAAGACGCTTTAAGGATAGCAACACAACAAGCTAAGTTTATTTATCTTATTAGATTTGCTTCACAATATGTAGGACCTGCTGGAGTATCTAGTCCTTTGTATGAATTAAAAGTTGAAAATGGTGATTACTATTTCTTTCAAACTTTAGCAGATGAATATAGAGATATTAAAACTGAAAAATTTGGTGATGACTTTCTAGCTACACAAGAATTCATACAAAGATATGGCGTTAATCCTTTAGCATTAAGTGTTAGTAAAACAACTACAGTACAGAAAAGACCAGTAACAAAAGAGGGTGCTAAATTTATGGAAGAATATCCAGAGCTTTATGAAGAGTATCCTATTACAGCATTCTATATAAATCCAGAACCATTTTATGGTGACTTATCTTGGAACGCATTAAAGAAAAATTACATTGAAGGAGATTCTGTACCAAGAACACCTAGACAACACGCTGCATTACAAGCTAAAATTAAAGGATTTGTAGAGTTTACTAAATGGGAAGAAATGATGGGATTGCAAAACAATAATAGTTTAGCTGCAAGAGAATTGAAAAAAGAATATCAAAATATGTTAATGATGAGATATTGGGGATATAATCAACCAACATTAGGATTACCTGAAAAACCTACTAGTAAACAACAATTTGCTGAATTAGAAAAATTAATATTAGACCCTAGATTAGAAAGTTATGATGCAGTTAAAGCATTAAAAAATTATATGAAGAAAAGGCAGATTATTATAGATACTGTAAAAGCAAAAACTGGAAGCGAAACAGTTTGGAAAACATCAGATGATTATGTTGGTGTGAGAAATATACTTAGAGAATATGGATATTATTTAGCTGCACAATATCCACAATTCGGTCCTGTTTATCAAAATCTGTTAAAATCAGAATTACAGGGAGAAGCAGAAGATATAGCTTTAACCCAGCAAGGATAATATGGACAAACAGAAATTTATACAAGACTTACTTAACTTAATACAAGCACCAATAAGACCAGGAGAAACTGCTCCAATATTATCTCAAGAACAAATTGAAATGTTGTATTCAGCACCAAGTACAGATATTGCAGCTCAATGGGCTATAGAACTAGGTCTTGGAGAATATGTAAATCTTGTTGGTCAACAATTACCAACACAATATTTTGAAGATGATGAGATGTTTAGAACAGCAATTAACAATGCTTTTTTAGATAACACTAGATTTATTGGAGTAGACCCATCACAGAAGATTGTATATGGTGGAGAAGAAACAACAATATCACAAGTAGCTGATAACTTTTATCAGATTGGTGATAACAATACTTTTATTAATTTATCACCTGCACAAATAAGAGATATACAAGCTGACTTAGTAAATGCAGATTTATTAGGAGCACAAGTAGGAAGACCATTTAGACCTGGATTTTGGAATCCAGATATTGATGGAGAAGCTATGAAAGATGTAATGACATTAGCAAATATTATGGGTGTAGGTAAAGCAGAAGATGGTTGGAAACAAGCATTAACAAATTACATTAATAATCCTCTTCCAAAATATCAAAACATTCAACCTTACATACCACCAAATTACGACAGCATAGCACAAGATGTAAAAGGTTTATTTAGAAATAGATTAGGTCGTGACCCTAAAGAATATGAAATAGGATTACTATATGATGTTTATGATGCTGAAGCTCGTAAAGCATTTAAAGTTACACCTGAACTACCTGACGCAACACCTGTTACACTAGAGATGTATGCAACTGAATTTGAACAAGAAGCAGTTACAGAAGACATTGACCCAAGTGCGAGAACAATGGAAGTATTTGATAGGATTACACAGAAAGAACAAGAAGCAATACAAGCAGGACAAGACATTCAGGATTCTCGTCTTCGTATTATTAACAGTATTGCTGCTAGACCAAGGTAAAGTTATGGCACAAGATTACAATACTAACCCAGCATATATAGACCAAGCATTAGAAACTATTAAGATAATGGAATCAAGAGGTCAAAAACAACCTTATCAATTATTGCACGAACCTGTAGAGTTATTGATTAGTGGAACAGCACAAGAACAAGCAGCTAAAGCAAAACAATTTAATAAATTAGGATTTGTTACTAAGAAAAAAGATGATGGTATGTATGTTATAGCACAAGCATTAGGAGCTTATGGTATATTAGATATAAATATCAACAGATTTGCTAGAGATGCTGGATTAGTAGGATTTGATTTTAGACAAGATAAATCTTGGCAAGATGCTAAAGCACAAGATAAAATTGCACGATACTTAGCAAATAAATATTTTCAACAATATGGTTCTTGGGATTTAGTTAGAGTAGCTTGGTTTGGTGGACCAGGAAGAGCACAAAAATTAAAAGAAAATGGTAATTACGAATTAAAACCAAGTGTTAAAGAAGACTTAGATAAATTTAAAAATGAATTTGCTATTGTTATGGAAAATGTAGAACCAATTGATATTTATAATGAAGGTGACCCTAATAGAGGAATACCTGCACCAGACCCAGGATTTAAACCTTTTCCTTTACCATTATCTAGTACTTATAAACCTAGCGATATAAACATTCCTAATCAAGGACCATATGGTAGAGCAGAATCTACCGTTGCATCTTTGTTTTCTAAACTACTCCCTGAATCTAGTAGAGGTGTAGTAGAAAAAATGCCTAACTCTGCAAGAGAGGTGAGATAATGGCTCTAGTACAAATGCGTACACCTGGTGGTTCTTACTCAATGGTTGATGAGAAATTAGTTCCTGTATATGAAGCAGAAGGTTGGGTATTAACTTCTGATTTACCAGAGTTTAAAACAAAAGATGTAACTTATTATGATGAAGCTAGAAAAACAGTTACTACTACAAGTGGTGAAGAAAAACCTGTAGAGGAAGTTATTTCAGAACCTACTTTACCAAAAAAAGATTTAGCTCCTGGAGTTACAACTTTATCAGATAGAGCACAACAAAATAGAAATTATACTGATGCAGAATGGAAAGCACTAGTCAATGCTCCAATAGAGCAAAAACTAGAAATGATAAAAAATAATGCAGCTAATGGTTTAAGATTAACTTCATCACAAAAATATTATTTAGACAAAAACTTTGGTCAAATAAATTCTTCAGATATAAATACAGCACAAACTGAAGGTAAACAAGCAATTCAAAAACCAGGTGCTACAGGTCCATTACAACCAGGACAAGCTGGTTATGGTATTGATACTTGGTATGAGTTCTTAGGCTATGGTTCTGAAGATGAAGCTATGCGAGATTTCCAAAATGGTAAATTAACTCCTGCACAAATAAGGAGAGCAGAAGCAGAAGTACAACCAGACCCAGCAGATGTATTAGTAGATATAACTAAAGTTAAAACTACTTATGGTGTTGCTGAATCAGATTGGGCTAGAGCAACACCACCAGGTCAGAAATATTTATCTTTATTAGAAACTATAAATGCAATAGAAAATTCTGATTTTGGAAGAACAGTTCCAGGACAAGAATTATTAAATGATTTAAAAACAGGTACAGAAAAAGATATAACTGTTAGTGGTGGTGGAGTATCTAATCCTAATCTAGGTTCTGGTACAAGTGCAGATGAAGTATCTACTGATGGAGAAGAAATTATTATTGATGATGATGGTGAACCAGGTGATGGTGGTGATGGTGGTGGAGATGGAGCACCAACTGTAACCGTAACACCTACTTCTACAAAAGTAATAGATTTTAATAATGTACCTAAAGGTGGAATGCTTACAAATGTAGACGGTAAGTTGTATTTAATGTATGCAGTACCAGGAAGAGGACAGCTATATACAGGTAATACAATGTATATGGCTTATGAAGTTGTAGGCAATGATGTATTTGCTGCAGGATTATTAACTGAAGGAGCAACAGCACCAACTGCTAACTACAGTATGGATAAAGCATTTTTTGATGGAGTTTCAATTGTTGCTGGAAATACAAATCAAATCATTGGTAATGAAGATGACCCATTTGCATCTTTCGTAGAAACATATTCAGAAGAAGCACAACTTAGACCTTGGTTATTAGACCCAGAGTTTATAGCTTTACAAGCAGAAGCAGCTATTGAAAATAGAGATATATCAGATACTGAATGGAGATTAACTAACTGGTATCAAACACATAATGCTGCTGAAAGAGCTTGGATGGATATTGAATTATCTGACCCTGCAGAAGCAGCTAGACAATTAAATGATTTAGAAATATTTTATGAAAATCAATTAAATGCTTTAGGTGTTGCTGGAGTGCCTGATGGTTTAGTTCAATGGGTAAGTGCTAAAAATATAAGTGGACAATGGTCTGATACATATACAGCAGAACAATTAAAACTGTTTGCTGACCCATATAAATCTGGTGACAGAGATGCAGAGTTGCAAAATTTAATTTCTACTTCTGGTTTTGGTGATGTTGATAGGACAGCAGCTAGAGAAAGAGAAGTAGTAGAGTTGTATAGAAAATGGTTAGGACCTACATTAGGTGCATTAACACAAGATGAGGTATCAGAAATTGCTGGTAAATTAAGAGATGACCCAGATTATGAAGATGCTTTAATACAAAGTTTAAAACAAAATAGACTTGCTGCTTTTAGTAATTACACTAATCCAGAACTTACTTATGAAGATATTGTTAGACCTTGGAGAAACTTAACAACTTCTGTATGGGGACAAACTGCAGATGAAACACAAGGTTGGTGGCAAGAAATGGTTAAAACAAATGATTTTGCTAAAGCACAAGAAACATTAAGAAGTAAAGGTTTACAACAAAATATTACGCAGGTTACTACAGATGCTACAGAAGCATTACAACAAGCGTTAGGACAAGGTACAATAAGTCAGTTAGGAGTTAATGTTTAATGGCTACATATGCTGAATTAGCACAAAGTTTATATCCAAATTTACCGCCAGATATTTTGGCAATTTTTGCCAATGAATGGGC